GCCGTCTTTTTCAAAAAAAAGTCCGGCCGTCCGGGCTGCCCCTGGGGTAGGGGGGGGTCTTCCCTTCGGTTGCTAGTGATGACGCCAAAGCAGGAGTTGCGTTTGTATTCGCGAGCGATCAAAGAGGGTTGGCCGGTAAGTCAACAGCAGCGGGAATCGGTGCTGGCAACGGCCGCCCAGTTGTTGGCCAGCGGAGACCCAAAGCTGATTGAGCTGGCCGCGGACATCGTGTTCAAGGCAGAGGCAATAAACATTAAGCGAGAGGAGTTAGAGGCCAAAGGCCGAAGCAGTGACGAAGACCGAAGATTACAGCTTCTTGGACTCGCTCAGCGTCTCCCAGTTGGAGAGCTTGCTAGGCTTGCCGCAAGCCGCGGCATCGACATCGACGGAGCTGAACGACCGAACGAAGGACCAGCAGCGGAAGGCGGTTAAGCGGGCGGCTGAGCGAGACATCGCCATCCCGTGCCCGCAGTCTATCGACCGTCGCTTGTCCTGTTTGGCGGATTGTCAACTTTTCCTCGAGACGTACTTCGCCGACGTGTTCTACGAAAAGTTCACCGCCGACCGTATCGACATGATCCAGTCGATAATCAACGCCGCGATGTTTGGCGGAGACCAGGCGATCGCCGGCCCTCGCGGAGAAGGCAAGACTCGCTTGGCTTTGTTCGTGGCTTTGTGGCTGGCAATTACAGGCCTTTCGAAATTTCCGATCGTTATTGGCAAGTCGCAGAGCAAAGCCCAGAACGAGCTAAAAGGAATCAAGGAAAAGCTACAGCAATCCGAACTGCTGATCGCAGACTTTCCCGAGGTCGGAGTACTGTTCAAAGCCGTCGGCGGATGGAGCAGCCGAGCCCGCATGCAGACAGTCCGTGGACAGCTTACGAACATCGAGCTAGCTTCCGATCACCTCATATTCCCGAAGGTTGAACGATGGCAGTTGCCGGCGGACTGGCCTAAGAACAGCGAGCCAGTAAGCCGAGGCCAGATCATTGCCTCGCTCGGCGTTGACGGACCGATCCGCGGCACCAACTACCGCGACCAGCGACCGACCATCGCAATCATCGACGACATCGAAGACCGAGAAGCAGCGGCATCCGATACGCTCATCGCCAAGAATGAGGAGGTGATTGAGCAAGACATCGCAGGGCTCGGCCCGAGCGGCGTCCGCATTTCCCGCGCCATGCTGTGCACAACACAAAACCGCAAGTGCATCGCCTATCGGTACACCGACCCAAAGTTAAAGCCATCCTGGAAGGGAAGACGCTACCGCAAGATGGTCAAGCGACCCGACCGCATGGATTTAGTTCAGCAATACATCGAGATGCGGCAAAACCGATCGGAAAAAGACCCAGACGCTCGCGAAGCGTTTCGATTCTGGCGAGACCTGAAAAGCAACATCGAAGATGGCTGCGTCGTCTCCAATGCACAATCTTACGACAAGAGGTTGCACGCGGATGGTGAACCGATCGAACTATCGGCCGTTCAAGCGTACTTTAACCGCGTGGCCGATTTTGGTGAAAAAGCGGTTGCGACAGAAATTGACAACGACCCGCCGGAGGAGGCGGGCCCGGTCGGAGCTGGGCTCACCTCAGCGATCATTACCAGCCGAGTTAACGGACTGCCTCGAAAAATGTGCCCGTTGAACACGGCAGCGATTACCGCGGCTATCGACCTCGGGAAGTATCGTTGTCACTGGGTCGTATGTGCCTGGTGGAATGGTGCCGGCGGTGCTGTGATCGATTACGGAGTGGCCGAGGTTACTGGCACCGACACATCGATGGATCATGCAGGCAGCGAACCGATGATCTACCGGGCTTTGCTGGAATGGCGAGACGCTATTTTGGCCAAAGAGTACATCGACCAGGCCGGCGAGCGTCGACAGATAGACTTCGCTCTAGTTGACTCTGGGACGTTCACCAATGCGGCCTATGAGTTTTGCCGGCAGGTTCGATCGCCGTTCCACCCGTCGAAAGGGTTTGCCCCGTACTACCCGAAGAAAACCTCGTCGTCTTCCGTGCTAGCCGGAAGCAATCTGCACGCTTCTAGGTTGGATTCTCAAGGACTTTGGCTATACGAGCTTGACACCAACTATTGGAAGCAATGGGTGCACGAACGATATTTGACGCCGACGTTTGACGAACAAAACATGCTGCGGCGTGGCTCGCTGTCGCTGTTTGAGCTAGACGGGAACCAGAAGCACCAAGCCTATGCTCACCATATCGCGGCCGAAGAGCTAGTTACCTCATTCAAAGAAGGCAAAGGGGCAAAGACGTTTTGGAACGTCAAGTCGGAAAACAACCACTGGCTCGACGCTACCTACATGGCTGCCGCATGTTCCGAGGTTTGCGGGATCAAACTGATTGCTCCCTCGGAGGTTGAGCTATCGCCGCAACATCTCAGCGACAAGCCAAAGCCAAAGCCTAAGCCAGTGCAGCAAAGGCAGCACGGCAAGTTTCGTTCTCGTCCAGGAGGGTGGATTCCTAAGCGAAGATGGTGAAAACAATGGCAAAGAGGAAGCGAGAACATCGGCTGCAGATCCCAATGGAGACACGGCTTGAGCCAACGCCGGACGTTCGTCTGATTGACGAGCCAAAGCCTCGCGAGTTCGTCCCTCGGGACTGCTCCATGTGTGCAGCCAAGCGACCACCGCGAACAAACTACTCCCGAGTCTACGCCAAGCACGGCAAGGTGCGATATTGCAAGTGCGGCTTTTGCGGCAACACCTGGGCACAAGAAGGCCCGTAGTTTTTTCGTCCGTTACAATTGCAATTGTAAATAGCTGTATAGTAATTGCCATGTGCTTGCCATCTTGATGGCATGGCATCGGCAGCAGATCTTCTAGCACAGATTGACGCGGCAATCGAAGCACTCCTTACCGGCGGTGCTTCGTCTTACAACATTGGCAGCCGCAGCGTAACGAAGCTCGATCTAAACACGCTTTTCGAGCAACGCAATCAGCTTCTCTTTGCCGTTCAACGCGAGAACGGCAGCGGTGCTTTCCGCCTCGCCAAGATGGGGAAACCATCCGCATGATTGGCATCGGCGAAGTTCTCGACAACTTTATCGGCGTCTTTGCACCGGCTGCCAAGCTCCGCAGGATGCAGGCTCGGCGGATCGCCCGTAGCTATCAAGGGGCCGAGCCAAACCGGCTAACCGCTAACCGCAAGCCGAAGAACCAATCGGCAGACCAGGAACTGCTAGGCCCGTTTGGTGCCGACTCGATGCGGGCTTGGGCTCGCGAGCTGGTGCGAAACAACAGTTATGCCTGGGGCGTCGTCGATACCATCGTTTCGAGCGTAGTTGGCTGCGGGATCAAAGCCCAGTCAACCTACGAGACTCCCGAAGGCGACGACATCGAGGACACCAACGAGGCTCGCGACAAGGCCTGGCGGGAGTGGTGCGAAGTCTGCGACATCAACGGGCAATACACGTTCGACGAAATCCAGTCGATTTGCCAGCGAGAAATTGTCGAGGCTGGCGAAGTCCTTATTCGCCTCGTACGCACTCCGAGCAAAACCCATCGCGGGATTCTTCGGCCCGTCCCGCTGGCTCTCGAGCTTATCGAAGCCGACCGGCTGGCCGGCGATAAAGATACTTATCATGCTCGCGTTAGCCGCGAAACAGGCAACCGCATCATCCGCGGCGTCGAAGTGGACGACCTTGGCAAGCCGATTGCCTACTGGCTCTATCCGGATCATCCCAACGGCATTTACAGCGTCCACCGCACCGCCGAGCGAATTCCAGCCAGCGAAGTTTTGCACCTCTTCCGCCGAGACCGCATCGGACAGACTCGCGGGATTAGCTGGTTTGCTCCAGTTCTCTCTTGGCTGCGAGACCTGGGCGTATACGTTGACAACGAGCTGCAAGCTTCGGCTGTTGCCTCGTGCTTCACAGTCGCCATCAAGAGTGAAACGCCAATCGGCAGCCTGCTTGCCCCAAACGATCAAGACACCGTCGACACTGACGGCAACGCCTACGAGTACCTACAGCCCGGGATGGTAATGCGGCTACGGCCGAACGAGTCAATTGAGTCGGCCAACCCAGGCCGGCCAAACTCGGCCAGCGAACCGTGGATCAGCCTGATGCTTCGAGGCATCGCGGTTGGTACTGGGCTTAGCTATGAGATCGTCGCTCGTGACTACAGCAAAACCAACTACTCTTCCTCGCGAACCTCCCAGCTAGAAGACCGTCGCCGCTTTCGTCGGTGGCAGCGGT